AAAAGAAGCAGCAGACCGTTTCTATGGCACCGGTCAAGATGAAGCACGTGCTACTTTAGAACTTGGTGCTGAATTTGGCGAGAAAGCCGCCAAGTACAAAGGAGCTGAAGAACGTGCAACAATCGGAAAAGGGGCAGAAGAAACACGTGCTGGAACAGCGCAGGCTCAAGAGTTCAAGCAACGGGACGAAGAGCGCGACTACCAGCAATCGCAACGCGGTTATAGATTCTGAGTTATTTGAAGCCTGGGTCGATAATCTCGATTCGTCAACCCAGGAATCATTCATCTCTTTTGCTCAAAATAACTACTCCGTTATTGAGTGCTATTTATATGCACGTTTCCTTGGTTATTGCGGGTCGATTGCGTCCTGCGATGCCTGGGTTTCGTGTAACTACCCAAAGCCTGATCACCGCAAGATTCTTCTTACTGAAATTGACGAAATGTTGGAAGACATTCGTAAACTCAGGGAAGATATTGAAACCTTTCAAATTAAACGTGATGCAGGTGTGGCGCGTATCGCAACAATGCAAAAAGAACTGCGTGGCACAATTGCGCAGATTGATACTTTTACCTCTACACGAGACAGAAAAGGTTTGTTGATGGCCGGTGCAGACCGCGCCATTCGTGAACTCATGTGCATCTTCAAAGATGATCCCATTGAAGCACCTTTGCTTGAGGCATCGATGAGTGTATGGGCAAAGATGCAACTAGACGAATAAATGCATTAAACTAAACAAAAGTAATACACTATATGGGCGCCGGTAGACGTTCTATTCCAATCGCTGGCTCAACGCCTCCCTACAGGGGCGAACAGTCGCGTTCACCCGAAGATGCCTTTCCGAGCCGCAACGTGTCACAGGGCCCCAGCCAGCCCTCTCGTGACGTACGTCCCACCATGGGGCGTAGTGGTATTGATATGGGTGCAGGTCGTTCTACCCGTTCGTTTTAATTGACATGAGCAAAGGTAAAGTACCGCCTCAATTCCTGGCACACCTGAAGAAAAAAGAAGCCAAGAACGAAGACGGAACTGAGATGAACGATAAGGAAAAACGTAAAGCAGCTCTGGATAAGGCGCGTAAGTACCAAGAGCAAAAACGTAAATCCAAAAAGTAGGTTAGTATTTAGTTACTAACCAGTTAATGCTGTGCCTTCTCATCTTCACTTAGCTTATCGACGTAACGCTCAAGCTGCAGTCAAGAATCACAAGGTACGCAAACATAAAAACGAAGAGCTATTACAAAGAGCCCGTGAAGATTTTGGGTTCTTTTGTGACTACGTAGCAGATAAAGCTCCCGCTCCTCATCACAAGCAGTGGCATCGTCACTTTGTTACGGGCCAAGATAGTAGCTGTTTGGTTGGTATTGCTGGACCCAATATTGATTTACTCGCCCCCAGGGGTAGTGCCAAGAGTACAGTCCTGGGCTTGTTCACTGCATGGGCAATTGGTGTGCACACGACAGCCAAGAAGCCTCTGCAGATTCTTTATCTTTCCTACACGGTTGATATTGCACGTTCTAAGTCTGCAACCATCAAACGAATCATTGATAGCAAACGCTATCAAGAAGTTTTTCCAACAGTTAAACTCCTCAAGAACGTAACCAGCAATGAGTACTGGTCTATTGATCACAAATTTGCAGGCATTGATGTTACCGGTGATGAACAATTTACTTTGTGCGCAGCAGGCCTGAAAGGTTCGGTGACCTCAAAACGCAGTCACCTCATCTGTATTGATGACCCTACCAAGAGCGCAGCAGATATCTCCAACCCTGACATTAGAAAGATGATGGAGGATAACTGGAATGCCGTTATCGCTCCCACGATGTTTGAGGGTGGACGGGCGATCTGCCTTGGTACCCGTTTCCGACATGATGACATTCATGCCACTACATTCAATGAACAAAACAACTGGACGCAAATTGTTCTTTCCGCAATCCAGGCAAATTCCAAAACAGGTGAGGAGGAATCCTATTGGCCGGAGATGTGGTCACTGGATTACTTAAAGGAAAAGAAACGGCAGGCACCTATTGCCTTTTCGTTCCAGTACATGAACAGGATTGTTCGTCAGAGCGAGCTGTCCCTATCTCCAGAGCTGTTGGTCAAAGCTGAGATTGCAACTGAGTTTGATGCCCTGGGCGTAGGTGTTGATTTATCTGCCGGAACTAAAGAGAAAAATGATTACACCGTATTTGTGCTTGGTGGCCGCATTGGTGATTGTATTCACATTATTGATTATCGGCGTATGCGCGTCATGGGCAACCTGGAAAAACTGGATGAACTAAAAGAGCTTCTTAATGACTGGTGCATTGTTGGCCGCGATGAGCAGGGCAACTACTTCCCAACGTATTCAACATGTGATGTATGGTCTGAAGCGGTGCAGTACCAGGCATCTTTGGAGGCTGACTTCAAGCGTGTCTGCTTAAATGGCGATGGTTTGTTTAACTTGATCTGGCACCCGGTTAAAGGATTCCGTGCAGATAAACTGGCGCGTTTCCGTGGCATCATGGGCCTGTTTGAAGACCGTAAGATCATCTTCAACAAGTACCGTAATTTCGACACAATGTTTGAAGAGCTTACCAACTTTGGCGTAAGTGGACACGATGATTGCGTCGATTCACTCGTGTGGTTGGTTAACGGTCTAGCCAAAAAGAGCAACTTGCAATTTGATTACTAAACTTATAATTAAAAGAAAAGCAATAGTCTTGTGGGTCCGGAGTACTTAGCAATTGCATTCACGGCAGTTGTTTCAGCTGTAACAGGCGGGTCCTGGGCCGCAAACAAAATTTTATATAGGGTTCACCAACGCTTGGTTCAGTTGTCAGACGACGTGATAACGCAAGAAAATAAGCTGAATAGATTACAAGAGCAGATTGGGCGAATGCCGATGGACTACGTATTAAAGGTAGATTTTTTACGTGAGATCCAGGAAATGCACGATAACTTTCGACAAATTAACACTAAGCTTGATAAGCTAATGGAAAAGCTTTTGTCAAAATGAGCTACATTATTGAGGTCCAAGAAGATGAATTCGGTGATCAATTCATCACTCTTCCCGAAGAAATAACTGAAGAGCTTGGCTGGCAAGAAGGAGATATTCTTGAGTGGAATTTAAAAGGTGATGGAATTGTATTGAGTAGACTGAATGAAATAGCTGGTTACGAAGTACTGGAGGATTAAATGATTCGTTATTACAACGGAACCTATGGCAGCTCCCTTGGCAACCAGGCTGGCATGGAAAGTGGCGCAGGCATGATTGCCGGCTCTCCTAGTTTTGATATTAACAAGGGAAGTGGTGCTCTGGGTGGACGTTCCGGAGAACAGCTTAAGCGTTTGTACGAAGGTGGTACGCAGCAGAATCAACAGTTAAATGAAGAACTGCGGCGACGCGGTATCATGCCTGGTGCCGGCCCACAGTTACCCCTTGCTTTAGGCGGAACTCCGCCCATGGGTAATGCAGGCTTTTTCCAAGGTCCACAATATGGACAACAACTACCTCCTGGTTACGTTAAAACGGTTTCTTGATGAAAAGAAAAAAGCTGGTCAAAGAAGCTCTCGAACACCCTGAATTGTTTACGCCAGGGGAGTTGGCTTATTTTGACCGGTGGTTGTGGCTTAAGAAACAAAAGAAAGCTGCTAAGATCAATACAGATAAAGAGGCTGATACTTAATGGCTGCCGACGCTAAATCAAGGCTCAACGAAATCATTACCGCCTATATCGACAAAGATAGTTCCACTGTCGTCGATACGGGCGTTGTGGCCTCGCATTTGGCGCAGATGAAATTATTCGGCATCCGCCAGGGTGTTGAGTTCTTCCCCAGCCAAGACAACTTTGGAAATCAACGCAAAGATTTTATCGACCGTGTAATCAAATACAACCAAATTGATGCACGCCTGGATTCAATCTGGGATTATTTCTTGTGTGATGGAAAAGGTCTGTTCTACATTAGGCCTACAAAAATTAACTATCGCATCTACTACTTCCGCGAGCATGAGTACCGCACGTTCTACAACGTAGACGGTGACCTGGAAGAGGTGGTAATCATCTACAGCTACAAGGTGCGTCGACCGGGTGGCTTTGGTGCTGAGATTGCACAAACAAATATTACCGGCAAAACGCTTGGTGACGGCCAGGCTTCAAGGCGTTACATCAGACTTTCAATCAAACGAGATGAAATCAAAGAAACTCACGCAGAAGGTGAATTATCTTTTGACATGCCGGATTATGCAGTCTCCGGTAAAACAAAAACGTTAAAAAATACGCTTGGTTTTATTCCTTGCGTTGAGATCTTCAATAACCCCAAAGGTTTTGCTAACGACGGCGTTGGTGAGTTTGATGCGTTGGCCAATCACATCGTCACGCATGACGAAATGGTTCGCACCATGCGCAAGAACGTTCAGTTCTTTGGTAACCCCACGCTGCTGTCATCTCGTCCCAAGACGGACTTGATTGAGGCCGGTGGTGATTCCACAGTTCAGCGTCCCTCCATTGCAGCAAACTCTGGCTTCACCAGTCCTGCATCCTTGAGTGCTTCGATGTTCAAGGCTGATCCCGTCAGCCGTGGCGTTGATGGACAGATTCGAGTTCCAAGGATTATTGCAAACCTGGAGCCGAATGACCGTGTTGGTTACATTGTTCCAGATGCAATCACTGGTGACCAAAATCAATTTGCCCGTCAGTATCGCGAAGAGATTCGCACTGCACTTGGCGGCGTGGATGAACTGTCAATTTCAGCTGGTGTTACTGCAACTGAATACAAGTCACTATTTGGTCGTGTATCAGCAACATCTAAGAAGAAAGCAAATGCTATTTACACGTATGGCATCTGCCGCTGCCTTGAGTTAATTATTTACCAAGAAGAGCAACTCTTCCGTCAATCATTGGCGGCTGCAGCAGGCATTGAAAAGCCAGTTGATCTTCCTGTTGATGCGCCAGAAGAAGAAATTGCAGCCTACAGGGAAGCAATGAAAATCTTCAATGATCAAGTCAAAGAGATTATGATGGCTTGCGTGGAAACAAAAATGATTCCGCCAGGCGTTCTTGGGTTAATCCCCGATGGCGATGTCACGATGCTTTGGCGTTGGACAGGGCCTGTGTACGAGGAAACCACTCAGGACACACTTAATAATTCTATTGTGGTTCGCAACCTACAAGAATTAGGTGTTGATAGCATTGAAGCACTGAAATACCTCTTTCCGTCTAAGACGGATGAGGAGCGGGCCGAGATGTTATCTGGGTTCCCGTTCAGGATGGTGAATGAATTGCAGAATGCTTATTCTCAATTCGCCAAATTGGTGGGGGGGATGATGCAGACTCCTCACCCTCAATCACCAGACTTACCGATGGCTGCTGATCCTCGTCTGGATCTGACACCCTATCTGTATCGAACCTTAGAAGCTTTACAAAAGGAGATGAGTTATGCAGGACGCTACCGTCCAATCGATCCCACAGACGAGCCAAGCACCAGCAGCAGTAGCCCCAAGCAGCTACGTGATGGCGGCACCGGCACCTCAGGCGGCACCGGCCAGCTACCAGGCAGCTCCAGTGGCTTATCAGGTGGGTACCAGCTACCCCCAAGCAGTACCACAGGCGAACCCCAGTTACCAATCCGCCCCTACTCAGTACGCCCCCCAATCCCAACCGGCGGAATCGGCGGGGAATCCGTGGGAATCGGCGTTCAACAAGGTGGTGAATCTTCTGAGCGCACCAGTTCAATCCCCGTTCCAGGGAGCACCCTCGCCGAGTCCGACGCAGTATACCCCGGCGAATTACGGACAAGTCAGCAGCCCAGCTACGCAACAATCGGCTCCCCAGACTTGGTCGCCCAACCAGGATTACTCTCCCAGCTCTTCCCAAACCTCTTCGAGTCCCTCTCTGGAGCAAATCGCGGATTACCTGGGGATGGGGCAGGAAAGCCGCCAAGTAATCGACGCGTTCGGAATCGAGGCACCCGCCGTACTAAATAACTACGCCCTTCAACTCGAAGGGATGCTTGATAGTGCTGTTGCCTGGGGCGAGCGTGCTCAAAACTTAATCGCTGGCTATGCCAACTTTGCGGTCAACGAGCACCAAGAGAACCTGGCCTACAACGAGATTCTTACCAATCCCGATGTACTCAGCGACTACACCCTGAAGTTCTTTGGTCCTGAAGGTCCGTACCCCGTGTACGAAAACGAAGCAGAACTGGAAACCCGTGGTTATCCCACCACCTCTGCTTATGGCCAAGTTGGTGAGTTCCCCGCTCCTCCCGCAGCTGCTGCTCCTCAGCAACCTGAAAACTTCTGGGGCAACTTCAGCGAGATCATGAACCGTGATCCCCAGAACGCCTGGCGCGTCCTGAACCAAGCTCAGCCTGCCACTGTTGCAAACAAACTGTTTGTGATGGAGTGAGGCCATGCCTGTTGCTGGTAAATACGGACAAGTATTAAACGCAGCAGCGAAGAACCCTGCCGGCGCCTTGAAAGCTTCTGCTTTAGGTGCCGGTCTTCTTGGCGCAACAGGCTCTGTTATTGGAAACTTGACAGACAAAGAACAAGGCGAAGGCCCTCTTCGTATTCTTAGCGAAGCAGCAAATGCCGGAACCCTTGCCGCAATCCCTGGCTTAATGCCTGGCTATGCCGCCGCCGCTCTTGGTACGTTACGGCAACCTGGCATGGCACGTAAAGCTGTAAATGCCGCAGGTTCTGCAGCAAATGCACGTAAGTCTTTCCAAGGTATTGCCAGGGGAGCCGCACTAGCTACGGTAGCTGTTCCGGCTGCTGCTGGACTCGGCGGTATGGCGGGAGGTGGCACATCCAATCTTTACAGTGCCATCGGCATCCCTGGTTTCCAAGCAGGAATTAACCCTGAAGCTGCGAACGGTTCCAGCAATATGCAGTACGTCTAATTAAGTATTCTTAACTAAAAATTAGATCCTGCTAAAATTTGTCTTAGATAAGACAAAAACTTGTCTAAATCTTTCACCCACAAGTCCCGCGACTCTGGAGGATATTAAAAAGTGTTTCTTGATAACGATTTCCCAAAAATTTTGGGTGCGGAACTTTACCGTCCCCACCCTGCTTACATTGCCGAGATGGCTGTGGAGCCCGTGGTTGTCCACGACTTCACCCGCCAACCCGGTCAAACCGTTCAGTTAGACCGCTACAAGTTCTGGGGTACCCCTGGTACTAAGGACAGCCGTGAGCGTATTGCCGACCAAACCATCGGTACCGCTAACAGCCGTAACATCACCAAGGAGAAAGTCCTGGTGGTGCTTAAGGAATACACCGGTCCTGCAGACCCCGGCGATCCGACCCAGCCCTCGACCTTCAAGATTGCTCGTGAAACCCTGATTACCGCCCAGCGTCTGCTGCTGGACACCGGTAACCTGAACATGTTCCACCAGTCCATCGGTAGCCTGACGCTGCTGGATGACTACCGTCGTTGGCGCGACCGCGTGTTCATTGATGAACTCGCCAAAGCTGAAGCCAATGGTGCCGCGTCTACCACCCAAGGTGGTTACTACTTCCCTGGTGGCAAAGTTAAGGATTCTTCTGGTCGTATTGCTTACACCTCTACTGAGTACGACAACGAAGTTCAACAGTTCCAGGTGCGTACTGACCTGCTGACCGTTGTTAAGGACCTGCGCAAGCGCAACGTTCCTACTTACGCTGATGGTCTGTATCGCTGCATCTGCGATCCTACCTTCATGATGCACCTGCGTCGTGACCCCGACTTCCGTGAGATTGCCCGTTATGCTGGCAACCCCGGTCAGGGCATGTACATGGGCAACCCCGGCATGCCTAACAATGCCAGCTTCTACATGGGTCCCCAAGCTGGTCAGGGCTACTTCCTGGCTGGTGAACCCGTCATGCCGACTGGTGTGCAGTTTGAAGGCGTTAAGTTCTTCGAGTCGACCAACTTCCCGACCAAGAACATCAATACCTCCTTCGCTGGTACTGGTGGTACCTACGCTTCCAAGGAAGTGGCTCAGGGTTACTTCTTCGGTCCTCAAGCCATTGGCGTTGGTATCGGCGGCCCGAACGCTCAGGTGCTCATCAACAACAACGATGACTTTAGCCGTTTCATCATCCTTATCTGGCAACTGTACGCCGGCTTCGAAATCCTGAACAAGGACTTTGTGACCACCGCGTTCAGCTATGTGCAAGATGACGGCACCATCTGATCAATAAATAATAACTAAACTATAGGAAAAATAAATGACCTATTTGTCCGCTAAGAAAATCTATCCCGGCAACTGGGCTGAACCCCTGAACGGCTGGTATAAGAACATTGATGTCGTTGCTGACGGCACTAATGACTACTCCAAGGGCGGCCCTACTTCGGTGCTGGCCATCCCTGGCTATCGCTACTTCCAGCAGCGTGGTTATGTCCCTGTGACGACCACCTCTGGTTCTGGCGTTGCTGCTGCTGATGTAATTGTTCCCTCGCCTTACCGCCAGGACGACACCCGTCCCGACATCACTGGCATGGTGATCTCTGGTTCTAGCACACTGCCTGCTTATGTGTATCGCACCGCGATCTCCGTTGCTTCTGGTTGGGGCGATGGCCGCGTGGCCTCTGGTGTGTATGCCGCTACCGGTAACGTGATCTCGTTCGGTCGCGTAAGCTCCAGCAACCCCACTGCTGCTTCTGGCGTGGGCGAAGGTGTGATTCAGGCCAACCTGACCTCCACCGTTTCTGGTAGCCAAGTAGGCGAAATCTACTTCGCTGGCGGTACTGCTGGTTATGGCACCAACCCCTTCTTGACCATCACCGGTGCAACCGGCGTTGCTCCTGGCACTGTTAACTACTCTGCCACTGCATCCACCACCCTCAAGGTGTTCGCCAAGGAAACCGCTAACAGCACCACTACTTCCGGTGGCTTCTACATCTCCAGTGGTGATGCAAGTGCTGGCCGCACCGGTTACCTGGTTGTGGAAGTGTGCTACATCCAGCCTGACGAAGCTCCTGGTTACGAAGATATTGACGGCTACCTGACTGGTCGCACTGTCAGCTGATTAGGGTAAACTAGGACCAGAGATTAATTCCCTGGTCCTTATGTTGTATCAGCACAAAAAAACTGGCGCACGTGTCAAGGTTGTAAGCGAATGGGATAACGGTGATTGGTTCATGGTCGAAGACCAAGACGGTCGCCTTTATACCGTTTACAAGACAGAGATTGAGCTTGATGAATCTGCTACTAAAAAAGTAAAGACTCTTCAAGTTAAAGATCGTGCAGCACAAGAAGAGCCACGCACCTTCCCTCCCGATACCCGGCTAAATGTAAATTCAGCCACCGCCCAGATGATCGCTGATCACATTAAAGGCATTGGTCTGAAGACTGCTCGGGAAATTAAAGATCTTCAGATGTCTTTATCGGGTGAAAGATTTAACAGTCTTGAGCAGTTAAAGCAAATTAAACGGGTGGATTGGAATGCTGTAATGGCCGCTGATCTGATTAGGGTTTGATTCTCATCTCAAGTAGCCCTCGGGAAACCGAGGGTTTTCTTGTCTTAAAATACAAGTATGGCAAAGATTACGCGGATAGGTCAGCTCGGTTCCTCTGGTGTTTCCAGTGGCCCGCATTTACATGCATATGTAAAGAACCTTGTTACTGGCGAGTACGAAAACCCTGAGTATCACCGCAGTAAGTTCACAGGCGTGCGCGTGGGTTCCAACAGGGTGCCTAAGTACATCACAGATAGCAAAGGGGAGTTGATCTTAAACCCTGCAGCAGGTTTAACAAAGACTTCTTCCTGGGGGCCACGCAACACAGGCATCCCTGGCGCAAGTACGTACCATAGGGGTGTTGATTACGGCGGCCAGGAGGGCACGGAGATTTACGTCGAAGGTGCTGTCAAGTTCACCCCGCGTCCCAATGCAGGAGGCTATGGGAATCTTGCTACCTGGACTACAGGAGACAATAAGTACGAGCTTGGTTACGGCCACATGAAAACGCTTGGCGAGGCAACTGATCTCACCAATACAAGCGTGGCGCCAACCCCGCGTGTCTCATACGAAGAAGCCCAAGGCAAAACAAACGATTTAATCGAAGCGTTCATGCTTGGAACCAACTACCAGCCACGCGAGAAGAAGCAAACAAGAGAACCTCAATCATTACTTGGTGCGTTTAAGAATCAATTGCTGGGCGGGATTTTTCAGAACGCAATGAATCCACTTGCAGGCATCATGGATCAAGCTGGTGACACTGTCGCTTGATTTGTTGCTTTTATAATAAAAGGTACACTGGAACATAGAAGTGCAATTTAGCGACTTCGACAAAAGTAGGATTAGGTATCATCTGGGATACTTCACTGTTTCTGTGCCAGCGGGTGATTATGCTCGCCTGGAAGAGGCGATGAATACGGTCCCCGATTCCTACTTCTACGATAAAATTGTTATCCAGATTGGGCGTTGCGATACGGCCGAAAAGAAGACAGAGGTTGCATCCTCTCCTTCCACTCGGATTGAAAATATTGTTGGCGACGTTGACCGTACCATTCGGTCGAGCAATGCCAAAGAAGCGCTAAAAGTTTGGGACGAGATTTATCTCTACGAAACAAATCGTCTAGCTGGCATTCTTTACGTTCCTAACTACAAAGATCCGTACCAGGCACGTTACCGTTACGAACGCTCTGGTGCAGAATTTATCCAGGCACTACCTGGACCTGCTGATGTTTCCGTTGGCACCCGCATATACCTACACGAGCTATGGAGATAACTTGATCCGTGTATGCTAGTATATTAATACACGCATCAAGCCAGTGGTAGCTCCTTGTCCCCTGCCTACAATTGAAGAGTTAAAAGAATATTACAAATACATACCAGAGACAGGTGAGTTGTTTTTAATTAAATCGCGTTGCAATGCGGACAGAGAAAAAATTGGCAAACCAATTGGCTCTCTTGGTGGCCCAGTAAGACGTAAAACATGGATAGTAAAACACAAAGGAAAAAGTTATTACATTAGCAGGATCGCTTGGTTACTAATGACGGGAGCGGATCCTGGTTCCATGTTGGTTGAGCACAAAAATAGAAACGCGCAAGACAATCGCTGGGAAAACTTAAGGTTGGCAAGTGAAGCAGAAAATAACTACAACAAGATTTTTGTAGGCTACAGCAAGAGAAAAGATAATGGGCTTTATCGTGTTCGCGTAACTTTGGACGGAACACGCATTACTGTAGGCAACTTTGAAAATGAAGATGACGCAAAAAAAGCGGCCTTAGATGCACAAAAGCTTTTTTACAAAGAGTTTGCGTGTCTTGATTTAGAATCGAATTAATAGACAGAACTAATGGCAGTTGGTTCCCGTATTTATTTACATGAGGTTTGGAGGTAATTATGCCTAGCTTTGCAACAGGAAAAGAACTTGCTGGTTTAAAGGGGCTACTTGGTCGCGCTGGTTATGGCGCAGGTGCTATCACAGCCCCCGCTTGGATGCCCGCCATTTTTAACCAAGGACAGTCTTCTTCTGCAACCAGTGCTGCTGTTAATCGCGCAGCACAAACAATTCCTGGCTTGAGACCAAACCCTCAAACTGATATTGGCCGGCGAGCAGGTAATGAACTCCAATACATTGGTAGTCAACTTTTGCAGGGTCGGATGCCTTATGCAAAACCTGCGGTTGGCTCTATTCCTCCCAGTGCCAATGGTGAATCCTATCGTCGTGCTGAGTTGCGTTTAAGTGACGCAGCTAGGTCTGGTGGCGGTGGTGGTGGTGGCGGCAATGCAGGTTACTCAGTTCCTGCCACTGCTTCTCCTGGTTATTCTCCTGCTGCTGAACGTGCCTATCAACAGGAAGTTTCGCGTGTTGCACAACTGACCGCACAAGACCCTGAACTTCAGCGTTACGAACAGGCTCGCCAAAAAGCAGTTGCTGCTGGTCCTGGTTCTGAAGCTGAGCAATCTGCAGAAGATATGGGGATGCAGATGTGGGCAAAGGCAAATCCCAAACTCGCAGCAAAAGTCAAGCCTGGTCAATCAGGTTACGATGCTATCCAACGCACCTTAAACGCTGGTCAGATGGGTGCTCCTGCCGACTTGGGTGCGTTCACTGGCACTGCTCCTGCAGGATTCCTTGGCAACTCTGGGGCTCCGGCGACTAGTAGTTACACTGGCGTCACCCCGGTCAACTTAGGCATGGGTGCAATCGGTCCCAATGCGTTGACCAATGCTTACAACATGCAGACCGCAAGCACCTTCAATAAATTCATGGAGGGGCCGACGTTAAGCAGCCAACCCCTTGGTGCACCTACTGCATCTACTGGTGAAGTTCCTACTTATTCTCAATTGAGCCAGCCTCAATCCTATGGGTTAGGTCCTATCCCTGGCGAGGAAGAAACTTTTGGTAGCGATGCCTCTCAAAAGTTTGCTAATACGTACGCCAAGAAGCTGCTAAATTTCCAACCTATTTGATTTATCTGGCATTGCATAGCATGTAAGCCCAGCCAACTGGACACAGATCTTTGATCCATGGGGGCCAGTGTTGTTGCTTTAAAACCATGATTCTCTGTCCCAAGTTTGTTAAACGTACTTTGACCTATTTAGCTACGACCCTTGCGCTGCAAACCGTATTTATCCCTGGTCTCAAAGCAAGTTCAAATTGGGTAGGAGAATAAGGAGAACAATATGTCATTAAACCCCGCCGCCGCTATTGTTGCTCGCAAGTTAAAGCAACAAGGCTATAGCAATGCCCAGATCGCAGGTGTTCTTGGTAACTTCTCCCAAGAGTCTGGCTTTAATCCCCGTGTAAACGAGGGTGGCGCTGTTGGCGGGCCTATGGGACGTGGCGGGTATGGGTTAGCACAGTGGACGGGAAGCCGTCAGACTGACCTTGTTAATTTTGCAAAAACAAAAAAGCTTGACCCAGGCGATGCTGGTCTCCAAGCCGATTTTTTATTGCATGAATTACAAGGACCCGAAAGCCGTGCTGCCGAATCTTTACGCAAGGCACAGTCACCTGAGCAAGCAGCGTTAGTTTTTCGTCGTGACTTTGAACGCGCCGGCATCCCCAAGGATGAGAACCGGATGCGTGCAGCACGCGATTTAATGCCTAAACTGCAATCACTAGAAGGTGGGATTGATTTTGCGCCGCCTGCCCTCCCTGGAGAACAGCAAAGCGTTGCTTACCGTTTAGCGCAAGCAGGTATTGATCTTACAGGTGAGCAAGAAGACAAAAAAACAACGGCCAATACATTACTGGAAGCATTCAAGCAACAGGTTCTTCCTGCAATGCTTCCACAAGGTATTATGAACATTAACGCCGTTAATCCGTTCCAAAATCCATTCCAGGTGCTTTGATGGACCGTCGAGATTACGTTGGTAGCGAAGATGTGTTACCAGGAGATTACAACCGTTATCTCTCTGGTAAAGACTCTGCCAAGCCTAACCCCAGCAAGGATATTCAATACAGACTTGCCAAGCTGTACAAGGTAGATGATTTCAACCGTCTAGCTTCTTCCGTTGCTGGAGCACCAAGGTCTGAATCGTTCCAACGTTTTCTCGCTCTTCAACAAGACCCTGATCTTCTTGCAAGGGCATCGATGAAGATGCCCAATACACCCTTCGGACCGCTGGGCAGTTTCGCTGAAAGCTAATTTATTTTTTAGCAAAGGCTTTTTCAAGCGGCCAGTCTTTATTTAAGCGTTTTTGCATTGACTGGGGAGAGATGCCAACTTCTTTTGCCCAATCAGCAATACACATAGTTTTTCCTTCAAACGTGTAAAGCCTTGTTGCACGCTTGCCTCCACGGTTACGTGTTTGTTCTTTGTGAGTAGCCCAGCGACAATTTTCTTTGCAGTAGTTTTTGTCGTTATCAATACGCTCTAGTTCTAGTTTTGAATTTTCCTTGGGACCCATGTCCTCCAGAAATTTTTCAAAACTATTCCAGTCGGGATCGTATGTAATACCGCGTCCCCCATAGCGCGAATAGTATGTATTACTTTTGCAGTTACAACGTGATTTCATTGCTCGCCAAGAACGATATTCAGAATTAAATTTGTCATCTACAGACCAAGCTCCATGAGTTGTTGACGCACATTTTTTCGAGCAAAAAATTTTTCCATTTTTTCTTAAACGGCAACGAACCGATGATGGCCATTTGCTTGTGAAGGGCTGTCCACATTTTGAGCAAAGAAAAATGTTGTCCATTAGAATGGGCTTACAGAACACAAGCAGCCTAGCACGAAAGGCTGAATACCGGAAGCAGTAAATGTCATCGACATCAACAAATAAACAGCCCTTATTGGTTGATCGCCCGCTTATTGATACGGTGCGGGTCACGACGCAAACTGTTGGCAGTGCAGCTACAAATACATTGTTTGTGCAGGGTGGCCAAGCGCCGTCCATCCTGGTCGACATGGATGCGACCTTAAGTGAAGACAATAGTTCCGGTGGTGTTATTGACTCGATTACCATCACGCGTAATGACTACTACCGTGATGCAGACTATGAAGTTAAGACGGCAACTTCTGGTACGCCCATCTCTCTTGTAAGTGGCCAGACTGTCTTTATTTCACAGACTGGTATCTTGACTGGCGGTGGCGCACCCTTCTCCGGTTATGGTTATTACACATATACAGGCTCCACCACTCTCACTGGAATCAATACAGCACTGAATTACTCAGGTGGTATTGCATCTGGTTTTACATACAATGGTATTGCTTACGGCTACCAGCAGGCCGTAACTTTTGTGTTCTACCACACACGTGGTACAACGACGCCTATCCCTGGTTCAGGTGACTATCGCATTTTGTTTGCCAAGACAGTTCCTGCTAACACGCAGACTGTTGACTGTTCAGATCTAATGCCACAACTGGCTGTGCCTGCAGTCACGGCAGGAAATACTACTGGCCTTGGTGAGACTGCTCCGCTGCGCAACAAGGGTATCTACCTGGAGCGAGGCGATCGTATTTACGTTGGTGTGTTCCCTGACGGTCCCAACAGTTCTGGTTATATCCCCGGTGCGCACGTTATTGCGCAAGGCGGCTTCTTCTAAGTCATGGCCCCAAAGGGCGGAGATAAGTTCGGATCCTTTGTCAGAGCTTCTGACAGGGATCCTTTTCGTTTAAAACCTATTACAACTGAATTCTCTTCTGGCGCTGTACCAAACTCTTTAAGTGCAATAAATAGGGAATCGGCGTGGTCACGTTGGCGTAGAGGTTACGAAATTGCAACCGCTTGTTTTTATGACAATGCGTATGAATATCCCTTTAGTTACGTAATTCCAGTACCAGCTGGAACACCGGCTTCCGTTGCAGCAGCCCAACCAACGATCCCTGGAACCTTTGTAGGATTCCCTACCAAGAACAAAGAGTTTGGCATGCACTGGGCTGGGGCTCGTTTGGCGGGCTCCTTGCGGTGCGACAACTTGATTGACAAGACGACAGGCACCAGGCTTTACATTGAAATGGTGACGGAGGATGCTGCGTACTGGTACGTCAAGCTGGCCGGGAACTGGAGCACAAGCAATCCACTGCCTCCACCGTTCTACGTGGCCCTTCCTGGCGTTCCTAACGGCCTTAGAGCGATCAATGGTGAGATCCTGGAGGACCGTGTCATCACTGTTGGCGCACCTCCGATCACCAAAGAAACAATTGATCCGACAACGCAAAAACGATACGGTTACATCCAAGCTGTCATCGTGGAGACGTATCCTTTCACTGGAATCTTAAAGCTTCGTAAGTCGGGTTCTGTTGAAGCTACACCAGACTCGGCGTTGATTACACCAGCAACTAAAGGTCCCAGCCTTAATAGATACTTGATAACAGGCTCAAGATACTGTTGCTCTTGCCAAGACTTTACCCATCGTGATTACTCGTTCATGAATAGTCTTGGCGAAGGTACTAAAAAGATATTCCCGCGAACAAGCCTTGCGTCTGTTAAGCCTGGTCGATATGAGAAAACAAGGTTAAACGGAAAGTTGAATAACAATGCGATGACAAGTGCAACGGTTGATCGCAAAATGGACATTATTGCACCATCTGCACAGTACACAGTTCCACCTGAAGTAAACACAATATCAACAGTGGATCCAGATGCGACCAGGGATTTTGCTGGAGTATTTCGTGAGTTTGGCGCCACATACCTAAGAAATACAAGTAACCCTTCGATCCCTGGCTCCAGGGCAGAAGGTATGCCTTTATACGAAGACTACACTTCAGCCAATGGTCAGATTACTTCGATTACAGATTTCTGGGCACCGTTACTAGATGAAATGCGTTATTGCAAACACATCTATGCCATGAAGTTTGCAGAAGGTAATTTCCCGCCAGAGCCGTCTGATTTTCCAGTGGAAGAAGGAAGTATGGCTGCATGGGAGCAAAGGTTGGTTGATCAAACTGAAAATGAACAGAAGGAGCTGATCGCTGCCGACTTGTCAAGAACATCTTTGTCGATGATGGATGTGCCCCCATACAATTGCCAATCACCAATGATGATGCCGATGATGCAGAAACTGTTCAATATTCCAGCTAACTTTGTCATGATGAGAGGTTTTACAATGTATGACAAGGATGGCACTGCATACAAGCCATCACTAGGCCAATTGCCAGCATCTTCATGACAACGCCAAACTTTGGAGATGTTGTAGATACAAACTTTATTTACTCACAAGAGCAAGATGATGTTCGCAAGTATGGTTTTAGTGAGTTCCAGATAAGTGGTCGGCCTACCATCTATCATGCCGGTGATGTCGTACATCTACCCTTTGCCTCGGGTGAGCTATCGACCATTGAAGCCGTGGGACTAGCCTGGTCTGGTTATGTGAACGGTATTCCGCCAGAAGAGTAGACAAAATAAAGCCCCGCACAAGACGGGGCATTTGATCAGTACTTACCTAACTTCAGGCAGCAGCCGTTTGCATTTCAAGTTTTTTCAGATGCTTACGCACTGCAGAAATGTTCCAGCGGTAGTTATCGCGTGAACGAGTCTCAGGAAAAGCAGCGAAGTGCGGGCCAAGTTTTAGCGTGCCATTGTCGCGGTACTTGAAGAGAGTCTTGCGATCAATGCCGAGGAGTTCTTCCGCTTGCTGGACGGAGACCCAACCGGGATGCTTAGCCATGACCAAGGAGGTGCTTACAGACGTAACTTACACCACGTCAAGAGCATGTCAACAGACTTAAGAAAAATTTTATCTCTTTACTTAAGTAAGAACAAATACGGGTCAAATTAAAATAGATTAACAGCACAAAAGAGTATGTTCAATTGCGAACAGGAACCCCTTGCCCTGCTCATTGAATTAACTCCAAAGCTAGCTAAGAAACGTTACCGTCAATCTATATACGACGCCTGGGACTGCAAATGTGCTTATTGCGAGGCGGATGCCACATCATTGGATCATGTGATTCCCAGGTTTAAGTCAGGTTCAAGCAATAGAACAAACCTTGTTCCAGCCTGTCGCAGGTGCAATACATCCAAGGCAAGTGCCAAGATGAATGAATGGTTTGAAAGACAAGAGTTCTTTACTCAAGCTAGGATGGATAGAATTAATGCCTGGATTAAACAAGAACCTTTTGACGTTTTTGTTTGCGATTTAACCGTGTTTAGGGAAGCTGTTTAAGATGTCAATTTCATATGATGCAGATCAAAATAAATGGGATATTCAGTATCAGAACGAAAACAACCCTGTAGTTGATACGGTATCTATTACTCGCAAAGTATGGGTACAGACCGGAACAAATTTACAACCTTATACAGTTAAAGGGCAGACAACATATTATGATGTACCCGTTGAGCGGGAACGTACAGCAACTGTCTCTATAAATGGAGACCAAAAAGATATTCTGGCAGCTCTTCAAAAAGCAGAAATTCCCTACTGGAACGCAGACAATGTCAATGATTTAAGAACAGAGCAACTAATTGCGCGCAACAACAATACTGCAAACAGTAAAAAAAATGAAGAGGCGGCAAAGGTTAATTCTTTATATAAAACAATCGACACTTACGCAAAAGTGGCCGAGCCTGGAATGTATTTAGATGCCAAAAAAGCAATTGACAGCTCTGATGTAGACGACGCAATAAAAAAGAATGCTAAAACTGCTTTTAATTCTTTCTACACAACAAAGGTAGTGTCTCCCTGGGACACGTCTTCAGGGGCAAAAGTCCCTTTTGAGGGTTTTGAAAACACAATTCGATTTGACCCTGAATACTACAGCGGCACCACAAGTGGCAAAAGTGCAAGAGAAGTCTGGGATAATGCAGTAAAAAATGAAGACCTTGACGTATTAGGTCGTTACCCAAACTACGAAGCATATGCGTTATGGCATTACAGCAACATTGGTCAAAATGATGCGAAGAAAAAAGGCGAGCGAGATCCAGGCTTTAAGCCACTTACACCTACTGATGGGTTTGAATATGGCAAGGTAGAGGAGTCTGTTCCAGGGAAAACAGATGCCGCCCGTCAATTTGAGCGCGATAAGATTGCAACCGATATTCTTGGGTTAAAACAAACAACTGAAGGTTATCAGCTCAGAGACCTTGCTAGTCAATATAGAAATCTTGTCACTAGCAACGCACAGCTAAAAGATCAATGGAGTACCGCCAAGTCGGAAATTTTATATGCAGAGCGTTTCCCGAAAGAGGCCAAGCAGCCTTGGGCAAAGCTTTATGAAGCAGTAAAAGAAGCCACTGGTGCCGAACCAGAGATAAAGTCAGAAGCTGGTTTTGGTGAATTATTGACCAAGGCATACCAACTAGACTCAGCCCAGTATCCAGGTGCGCAAAAATTAATCAAGGATATTCAAGCCAATAAGGAAATAGGCGTAGTTGATACAAAATTATCGGAGTACGATACAGCGCTCACTAAAGTTGCGGGCGAAGCTGAAGCTAAGCAAACCGAAAGGGCAGCCGTATTTCAAAAGCAGTTTTTAGAAGACTCCCGCAGAGCTTTAATTGAAGCAAAAAAAGCAGAACAAAAGTTTGACCTATTAAGTGGCACTTCGTTTGGCCAAGAGATTCTTGGTATGCGTGAGAATGTCGCCAATTCTATTTTGCAAGAATCAGGAGTGGGAGGCATTCTTTCCTTGGGGGGACAGCAAAAAGATGATCTTGCTCAGAAGTTCAACTTGTCACTAGACACAGGAAAAGTGTTTGGAAGCAACAACGGCCTGTTGTACAACTGGGAGAAATGGTTCTTTGATGAGATCGAGAAAAAATACGCAGGTGATTTAGACGTACCAAATGATTACGTTCCCGGTTACCAGCGTAATATTGACAACGGTTTTGTTACCGAGGATCAGGTTAAATCTTGGAAGCAATACGACGATGCATATGAGACGTTAAAAAAAGATCCAGGTAATATTAGTGCGCAGCAAAAAGTTAATGCAGCCAATCTGCCTAAGGATTACGTACCAGTCAACCAACGTAAAACAGCAAAACAAGAGTGGATTGATTACGAAGCAGCACGTCGTGCCAAAGGTTGGGTTGATAACGACACGTTAGCCAAATGGTCGGACTACGATGACGCGTACAAAACATTAAACAACCCGGCGGCGACACAACAAGAAAAACAAAAAGCACAAGACATTTACAACAACAAACCAGCGGACTACCTGGAGCCAGACAAAAGAATTGACTCTGACATTCAATTTGCGCAAGACTTCTTTAATGATTATTTGCTGCCTAGGTTTAATGCGTCAAAATCTATCAGCGAATTTAGGGATTACATTAACGTAG